TGAACACAATCGGCATGTCATAGTCGTAGCCGTTGGTCGGAAGGTGGCTCATCCACACCCTGACCGAGACGCCCATCGTGGCCTGGGCGTTCAGCACCTTGCGGATGTAATTGCCCCAGATGGGCGCGACCGAATCCGATCCCGCCGCGAGCTTGAGAACGACGCCGGAGGCGGTCGGATCGGGGTCGGTGACGAGCGCGCATCCGTTCGCCTCGGCATAGGCCCCGTTCAACAGGTTCGCCGCCGTCGTCCCGTATTGCTGGAAATTGTCGATCCACTGAAGCATTGCCTTACCCCGCGATCTCTTGCGCCATCGCTTCGCGAATGCGCTCTTCGATGCCGTGATTTGAAACCGGCCCCATGCCGTCGTTGCCGATCATCCACACCTTGCCGTCGCGATCCGTGACCATCAGCGTGTCGCCGATGAGAACCGCCGTTCCGCTCCAGATGCCGTTGTCGAAAAGCCGCCCCTGGATGCGCTGAAACGGAGCCGTGGAATCGCCAGTCGGATACCAAATCTCGGTCGTTGACGATCCGAACAGATAGAATTGATCGCCAACCGTCAGCACCGAGTAGAGCGCATCCGGCGCTCGCTCGGCGGTCGCGAAGTCCAACGGGTCAATCGAGTTCGACCCCGGCTCCAGCCAGTAGAAGCGCCCGTTCTCGCCGAAGCCCTGTGCGACAACGACAATGACGAACGAGGCAATCGTATCGACCCATACCGCCCCGACATCATCGGGCATCGCGACCGTCGCGAGCGAACTTGCGCCGCCCCCGGAAAGGGTCGCGCCGCCCCACGAGCCGTTGGCGAGCGTTTCCGTTGTGGCGATGGAGTTGCCGGCCGTCCCGACCACCTGCGCCGTGATCTGGAGCGTGGAGGAAGTCAGGTTCTCGACTTCGACCGACGTGTGCCCGGTCAGCGCCGTGCTGTAGTCGGTGCCCCCGACGCCGGAGCCGTCGATTGCATTGGCGAGATTGGCGAGCGCATCCGAGATCGAGGAGCCGATTGCGACCAGCCACGGATGCGACGACGTTCCTGCGGGCGTTCCGGCATCGACCGAGCCGGAGACGAACTGATAGTAGGTCGAGCCAATGACGACCTGCTCGCCGTTGGAGATGGTTGAAGTGACCGTGAGCGTGCCGCGCGCCGCGTCGGTGTCGGTGTAAATCCAGAGATTCGTGCCGTCCGCGATGAACAGGTATTCGTCGGTGCAGCACATCGGCACGACAGCGTTGACATCGCCCGCAATGCCGGTGCCCAGCAAGATCACGCTTTCGTCTGGCTGAACCTTGTAGAGACTGTTGCCCGAGACAACCATGAGGCTGTCGCCGAACATGCCCTTTTGCTGGAACATGCCCCGGATCGGGCCTGAACCGGCCGTGACCCAGTAGCGAAGGCCGGGACGCGCGAGAAGCGCCGCTTCCCCATCCAGTGGCACCGGGTCTTGCTCGAAGAAGCGGTTGAGCAGCGGGACTTGCGCCTGTTTCGCAACATCGCGGGTCCAGTCGCCGATTGCGAGGCCGATATGCGTCACCAGCGCGGCCTTCCCGTGAAGAAGGAGCTATTGGAGCCGTAGAAGCGCCGCGTCGCGAGAAAGCCGCGATTGCGCGGCTGATCCTGCGGCGGACGCGGCCTGCGGTAGCGGGCGTTGATGAGGTTTTCCTGCCGCGCCAGCTCGTTGGCGCTTTCCTGGCTGAGCGCCTGCGCGTATCTCGGGTTCAGCCGGAGTGCGAGGCGCGTCTGGAAATAGGAATCGAACTCCACCGGAAAGGGCAGGAGGTCCGACAAGGCGAGCTGCGCGATGGGCTGCCAATTGCCGATATCGGCCCGGTAGAACCACTGCCACGATTGCGCCGGAACGGAACTGCCAAGGACGAGCGTCGGCTGAAACTCGATGTTCTTGCCGTTCGCATCCAGTGTCAGGCTGTTGGTCGCGAAATTGCCCGCAGCATCGACCAGCGCAAGCCTCTGTCCCTCGTAGGGACGCGGGTCGAGCTTCAGTGTCTCGGGAGCCGAGATGTTGCAGACCAGACGCGCGTTCTCTGGAACCCAGTCGTTGACCCACGCGGAATCGTCATATGAGCCGCCGATGTTGAGATCGCGCAGCTCGGTCCCGGCGTCGTTGCCGAGCGTGGACATGAGGATGGAATTGAGCAGGCCAAGCGCTTCGGCCTGCATCGGCGTCGTCGGCGTGGCCGCGAGGCTGATGAGGTTAGATTCCCTGAAGGCTCCGGTGATGGTGTCGGAGGCCAGCGCCATCGGTCACTTCTTCTTGCCGAGCTTCTTGCGCGCCGCCGCCTTGATGCGGTTCTCGGTGCCCTTGGAGATGTTGCCCGCGTTGTAGGAGCGGGTTGCGCCGCCAATCGCCAGCCGCGCGTGCTTCTTGTCGCCAATCGGGAACGAGCCGTTTGGACCGGCCTTCTTGCCGGGAACCTTGCTCGGGCGCAGCTTCTTCGCCATCACGGCTTCTCCTTCAGCGACGTTTCGAGCTGCGCGATGCGGGCGTGCAGCTCGGCGGAAACCTTGTGCAGTTCGTTGATGATCGAGGCGCGCTCCACGGCCCCGATGATGAGGCCGAGAGCGAGCGCGACGAGGACGTAGAGGAGGGTCACGCCGCGACCCCCTTGTTCACCGTGAAGTTGAACACCAGCGATTCGCTGAGCGAGCCGCCAGAGATGTTCTTGAACCAGATGACGAACGATCCGGCCGAAACCTTATCGACCTGGTAATTGTAGGTTCCCGCCGTCGCGTTGCCGGAGGCGAGGCAAAGGTCGATTGTGTCGGTCGCGGCGACGGCCGTGTTCGTGACGGTGAACGATACTGCGGTGTTCGCTGCCAATGCGGCGTTGTTGGTCGTGATCTGGCCTGAGACCTTGCTGAGCGTGACGCCGGTCGATTTGCTCGTGGCCTGCGTGACGGTGCCTCCGGCTCCCGTCGCATAGCCGACACCAGATGAAGGCGACTTGGATGTGAGCGGGCCGGAACAGGCAACGCTACTCGGCGCAAGCGCGCTCGGGATGCCTCCGGCATGGACCGACATTAGATGCCCCGTCCGGGCGTGAAGTAGATTTTACCCGTCGATCCCGCCGCAATCGCCGCGACGTAAAGCGGCGAGCGGTCGCTGTTGTTCTCGCCGCGCAGGACTTCGACCGCGCCGGCAGGAACCGGGAAGCTGGTCGTCAGGGATGCGGAAACCGAGCTATTGCCGAACTCGACCCAGACGGTCGCCGTGCCGTCGTTCTCGATCCGAACCGATACAGGCCCCGGCGCATTGTAGAGCTGCACCGCCTGGCTCGACGACGATACGTTGATGTTGACCGTTGAGCCGGGTGTCGGGAGAAACGGTTCAGTCTGCACTTACAGCCTCCTTGGTGGGAATGAGTGGGGCGACGCTTCCAATCGCCGCCCCGCCCAAAGGCTTAAGCGCCGTTGACTCGGACGATCCGGCGACGTTCGCGGATGTTCGCATTGAGCGCGCAGTCGAAGCGCACCGAGTGCATCCCGGTCGCGAAGTCGCTGTGCTGCCACATGCGAACCGAGATCGGCACGTTCTGGAGCTTGCGGCGCATCGCGGTTCCGGTCGCGGGCATGATGAGCGGAACGGTATCCACCGTGACCGCGCCCTTCTGGATGATGCCGCGCTGGCGGAAGCTGCCGTTGGCAGCGCCGAGCCAGGTGATCGCCGCCGTCGAAGCGGGAGCCGCATTGACCGTGGCGTGAGCGGTGTTGATATCCACGTCGTCGCCCGAACCCGAACCCGGAACGATCAGCGCCGGGAAGATGCGGAGCGCCGCGATCGCGCCGGACGAAGCCTGCGCGTCGGCAACGACAGTGAACTGCTGAAGCCGCCCGGTGTTGACCTGCGCGCGATTGTCGTAGGCATAGACCCCGGCAATCGTGAACACCTCGCCGGCCTTCACGGTATCCGACGCGCCCATGTTGTTGATCGCGATGGTCTGCGTCAGATATTGGCCGTTGGTCGAGGAGTTGCAGACCGCCGAATAGTTGACGTTCTGGTTCGCACCGTTGACCTGCGCAGCGCCGGACGCCGCGCGGGTGCCGACCGTGAGCACCGGGAGCTGCTGCGTGAACAGCGTCGGGATGCCGCCCAACTGGCCGCTGAAGCCCTTGCGGATCGCCTTGCCAGCCTCGTCGGCGTCATACAACTTGCCGAGCTGGTTGCCGAGGCCCTGCTTGTCGTCGTAGGTCAGGACGCCATAGAGGTCGTTGTCGCTGACGCCCTCCTGCTTCAGACGGGTGTAGCCCGAAGCGAAGTCGTTGAAGTCGGCGAGGTTGTTGCCGGGCGTTCCGGTCCAGTTGTTCGCCGCCTTGAAGGCGATGCCGAGAATGTATGCGTCGATCTGCTCGGCCATGTTGGTGGCCGCGCCCATCAGCGCCTCGCTCTCGCGCGCCGAGCCGACATCGCGAATCTTGATGAAGTCGCCCCATCCCATGTTGGCATTGAACGTGCCGTCGATGGTGAAGGTCTCGCTGCCGAACGCCGAGCCGTCCACGCCAGCGGTCAAGTCCTTGACGCCGTTGGACGTGCGGGTGACGGTGTAGCGCGGCGCGACCTGCTCGATCACCTGGAGCTTGTTGGTGTCGTCGAGTTCGGTCGAATGCTCGTTCCACTTGCACAGATCGGCGGAAACCAGCTCGTTCTGGAGCTTCGCCATGAAGGTGTTGAGGACGAGCGCATTCTGTTTGACGGTGACAGTGCCGGACATGGTTCTACCTCGGTTGAGTTGGAGTTCTCACCGAGGGCGCGGGGAAAGCCGGGAAGGCGCTGCCCTGGTCATCTGGTCACAGACACGTTCGCCCATCCCGTGGGGCGAACGCCGCGAATGGGCCTCAGATATCAGCTTCGGTTAGCGAGGGGGGTTGGCGTCAAGCGAGGCTTGCAGGACGGCGGCGGCGGCGTCCATCATCTGGACGGTTTTCACCGCCGCCGTCACGCCTAACGACAGGCTGAGCAACATCAACGCCAGCTTCACGAGCAGCCCTCTACCACGCTGCGAACGAAAGGTGAATCCCCTTAAGGATGCACCGGGATAGGAACCAGATGGTTGGGGTTGGTCCAGCCGCTATACCATTGGCCGTTGTAATAGTCGCTCGGGGCCTTCGACGTGCCGATGATCTGCTTGCCGTTGCCGAGGTCGCCGCCAGAGCAGTTGAGCATGTGATCGATGCAGCCCTGCGTCCACATCAGCTTCACGTTATTGTCCCAGCCCTCGAAATAGTCGGCGTGAAGCGTCGAGCCGTGGGTCAGCTCAGGGTGCATCGCATCCGACGACAGCGACCACAGCGAAACATCGTCACCGGCCGCAATCGTATATGCCGCCGCCAGATGGAATGCCGGGATCACATAGGGATGGTCAGCCGGGCATTTCAGATAGCCCCAATATCCGTAACTCGGATAGCCGACGTGGCTGCGATGGTTCGGGGAATCGAGGTTCACGCCGTCCCAGCATGTCGGCGCATCGACTTCCAGGAAGAACTGGTTGCCTTGTCCGGCGGGGCAATGCGGAGCCGCTGTCGGAATATCCTTGTAATGCCCCTGCACTGCGGTTGGCCCGGCGCAGTTGAAATAAGCCGTTCCGGTAGGAGCCGTGTTCGTCAGCATGTCATAGCCGAAAATGAACCTAAGCCCATTCGGGATCGGCACGGCATAGCCCTCGAAGTGCGCGTTGGTCGGGTCGGAAACGATCGGATCGCTGAGCGGGCGACGCTTGTAATAGACCGCGACGTAGTCAGGCAGAACAACGTGGCCCTTGCCGTCGAGAACGGCGGGCATCCAGTAGCCTGATCTGTTCACTGGATATTGATTGGATGCTCCTGGGCTATGGCCGCAGGTCGTGTCGCCGGCCTGTCGCTGCGAGCTGAAGGTCGAAGCGTTATCGGTCGTGATGTTGCCGTAGAACTGGTGGAGATGCGAGGCTCCGGGCTGATTGGGGTAGACCACGGGATCGTCATAGGCCAATTGTCCCGCGCCGCAGATGAAGCGAAACGCGCCGACAACATCTGGCGCTGCCGATGCTGGAATGCCGCCGCCTCCGGTGCCGTCCCACGATTTCTGCAAGCCGAGATTATAGTCGAACTCGGAAGCAATCGGCGCGTTGCCGCTGATTGTGTCTGAAGCGCCGGACGCCGTGGTTGGCGCTGGCGTCGGCGCGGGCGGTGGAGGAGCCGCGTCCATGTTGACTTCGCTGACCGTTCCGTTCCTCGCGACCAGCGCATTGGTGACGGGCGAAATGGTGAACGAGAAGGTGAGATTGGTCGCGGAATAAACGCCGTCGTCGAGCACCGGCACAGTGACCGTTTTCGACATGTCGCTATCGAGGAAGGTCAGGCTCCCCGATGTCGCGGTATAGTTGGTCCCCGCCTTGGCCGTGCCGTCAACCGTCGCATAGTTGATGGTCGAGCTTTGGCTGTTCATGCTCGACTTGGTGATGGTGATCGTGACCGTGCCTGCGTTTTCGTTCACGGTCGCGTCGTTGACCGTGAATGACGGGGTTACGCTTGGCGTCGGCGTTGGCGGCACGGACGGGCTTCCCGGCTGCGGGCACCATTTGCGCTTGAGCACGGTGTTCGCCGGACACTTGCCGGTCGCATCCACGGAATCCCACGGGCACGGGACACATCCGACGTAAACGATGGTAGGTGCGGCGAATAGCAGGAGCGGGAGCATTTTCATTCCTCATCCTCAATCGAATGATCTGCGAACACGCGCAGCTTTGCGGCCTCGAACAGCCCCATCAGTTCAAGGTCAGTGGAGTTCTCGCCCCAACCGAACAGGGCCATTGAATTGTCGTCACGCTGGATAATCAGGACGGCGCGGTGGAGATCGCCGTGCTTGCCGCCCTCAAGATCGTCGGCGAACCGGCGGATCATTCCTGGAATGTCGCGCAGATTGCCGATGGGCAGGGGAGCAACGTTATCCACCGCCAGCCGAATCATCCCAGCAGCTTCCCGAGCGCGGTCAGATCGGCTCCTTCCGCTGACCAGTCAGGGGTGAACCGTCCGGTTGCGCCGCGAGCGCGGGTTTCGGGCGGCTCGGGCGCCTGCGAGACCTTGCGTTCACTCGCCTTGACGCCCTTTAGCCTCGCCTTCATGCGCCCGTTGAGGCGCATCATGTCGAGCGGGTCGCTGAGGTTCAGATCGCTGTCGTCGTCGCTTTCGAGATATTCGCCCTCGAGTTCGCCGAACGCCATTGCCGCAGCCTGCGGGTTGGTCTTGGCGAGGTTTTCGAGGCGTTCCTGAACGGCTTCGTCGGTTGCCAGGCGATAGACGATATCGGGTCCGGCGGGAGAAACCGCAGTGCCGATGGAGATTAGCGGATGGAGCGGTTCGCCGCGCGCCTGAGCGGCCTCGCGCACCTTGTCGTCGAAGTCCTCGTATTTCTCGCGGCCCTTGGCCTCTACCGATTCAAGGCCGTTCTTGAGCTTCGTTACGCGCTCGTTATAGGCGCGCTGCTGCTCGCTTTGCTTTTCGGCTTCCTTGCTCATCTCGCGCCGTTGGGCATCGCGCAGGTCGATCTTCCAATCGGTCAGCGCGTCGAGATACTTGGGATCGGCCTCGCCGAACTCGAATTGCTGCGGGTCTGGCTTCTTCGCCGAGATTTCCTCAACGCTAGCGTCCTTGGGCGCGTTCTCGGCGATGTTCAGTTTCGCCTTGATCTCGTTGAGTTCGCGTTCGAGCTGGTGGTTGCGCGCGGTCAGCGTATCGACGCGCTTCTCCCACCGCTGCGAGCGGGTTTTCTTCTTCTCTTCCTCGACCTGCTCGGGCGTCGCCTCGGGAGCCTCTTCCGAGCCAAGCTCCAGCGGCTCTTCCTTCGGCTGCGGCTCTTTCGGCTCCGGCGCATCGCTGAAGCCGACCATCTCGATTCCATCGAGGCTGTCGGGTGCCTTTTCTTCGCTCACTGCGGAACTCCTGTGACTGAGACCGGCGCGAACTGGTCACGCTGCGCCAATGCCTGGGCAATCGCGGCCTGGACCACCTGGCCGATGGTCGCGATGTCGTTCGGGTGAAGCGGCTGCGGCCCGGCCTGCGCGGGCTGACCAGGCTGTGAGGGAACCGCCGACGCGACCGCCTTCAGCCGATTGGTGACGGCGTTATAGCCCTCTATCGAAAGCCGCGCCTGGTCGAGCGGATCGGTCTCGGGTGCCTGACCGCCGTTCGCGGCAACTAGCGCTTCCATGTGCGCGCGCGCCGCCTCGGCTTCGGCCTTATCGGCCTGTGCGGACTTCAGGCGAAGCTCTGCCCGCGCGCCCTGCATCTGAAGCTGGAGCTGCATCTGCTGAAGCTGCTGCGCCTGTGCCGCCTGCATCTTCTGCGCCATGATCTCTTCGGGCGATTTGCCGTCGTCAACTTCATCGCCGAGCACCTGTGGCGGCATGGTGCGCTTGACACGTTCCTGAAGCTGCTGCCCGTTGACCAGATCGAGTTCGCCGACGATGATATCGCCCGCAACCTGCGCCAGCGGCGGATATGCCTGGATGAGCTGCATGAGCTGCGCCGCACCTTCCTGCCGCCGCGTCGCGTAGGATGGGCCGGTGGAAATGGTCACGTCGTAGCGGCCAACGCCGAGATCGATGCTCTCGGGATGATCGGGATCGTTGATCCGCACCATCTTGACGCCGAGATCGGGACCGACCGTGCGGATGGTCCGCGCCGTATCGTAAACCACCGGAATGAGCTGGTTGATGACGTCGCCCGCCTCTTGCTGGGCCTCGGTCATGTTGGCGTGATAGATCGCCGTCGCCTGATCGCCTTCGTTCTGGCGAGCGAGGATTGCGCGGCCCGATGTCTCATTGGACGGCATTCCGCGCGAGGCTTCGTGGATGCCCGTCACTTCCATCATGTCCTGGGTGAAGAAGTTCTCCTCGTTCACCAGCGCGGCGAGGTTGCGCGCCGTGACTTCAATCGGCGGCGGCGCTCCGTCGTTGTAAACCAACGTGTTCTCGAAATCGTCCTCGCGCCCTTTGACCGTCGAAGCGGCGGCGAGGAAATTGACGCGAGCCGCCTTCATCAGCAGCTCGGCGCGGATCGAGCGGAGATAGTTCTTCATCCGCTGGTCGTCGCGCAGGGCGCGGACGATGCCGTAGCGGATGCGCCGCCCTTCGACCCTCGTCTCGCGGCCCATGACGCGGATGATCGGGAGCCGGTTCAATCGCAGTTCGTAGGGATCGTCCAGCGCTTCCAGGCCGTTGGTCATTTGCCTGACCGCGTATTTGCATTTGACCTTTTCGCGGATGATCGGCTGCTTGGTATCGCTGTCCTTGGCGATCCTCGGCCATTTCTTCTTCGGCAAGTCGGTAAGATCGACCGTCTTTCCGTCAACCGTCAGGCCGAACGTGCGCGGCTTTTCGACGATGCGCCAGTATTCCGGCACAAGGATCGTGTCGGGCATCCACCAGCGCGTGTCGCGCAATTCGCGCTGGAGCAGCGTCGGCTCGGCGGCGTCGGGATATTTCTTCTGGTATTCCTCGCGCGTCATTTCGTCGCCGACGAAGCAATAACCGGCATCGCGGCCGGTCGGATCGAACGACAGCGGGTCCCAGAGCACCGCGAGCGGGTCGGGAATGTCGCGAATGAAGATATCCTTGTCGAACGCCTCCTCGTAAGCGTAATCCACGTCCACGCGGAAATTGCTGATCCCGCACGACACCATGTAGTCGAGCTTCGATGCGTAGATGCGCGACGCGTTCGACTGAAGCTCGATCGAGCGGAACAGCTCGGAGCGGATTTGCGCGATATCCACATCGCCGTCCTCGCGCGGCAATGCCTGGATCGATGTCTCGTTCTGGAGCCAGTCGCCAACGACCAGCGCGGTGTATTGCTGGACGATGTTGACCGTGAGGCTCGGCAGATTGAGGCTCTGGCGGCGTTGCAGGTCGAGTTCGTCCCATTGCTCGAACCCGACCATCTTCAGGTCGAGAATGGCCTCGTCGGCGTTGTGCTGATCGGCGTCCTTGGCCTCAGCGAGCAGCTCGCGGACTTCGGTTGCGTCGAAGTCAGCCACGGCGCACCGTCCCTATCGCCAGCGCGATCTTGGACGATGAGCAGCGGAACATCGCCAGCATGAGGGAACGGCGCGTCATGCGGCGGGCACCTTGCGAAGCGTGCGCCGGGTTTTCCACGCTACTTGCAGGCCCTCCTGCACGATTTGCTGAACTATGTAGGCTTCAGCTTCAGTCCCCAAGTCGCCAAGCTTTTCGCGCATCTCCTGAACGACATGGACGGCCTCATGCGCCAGCAGTGATGCGTATTGTTCCCTCGATGCTTTACGGCTTGGCGGGTGCATGACGATAATCGCCATATTCGTTGAGCCGTTCACCAGATGATGCGTGGCAGCGTTGGAACCAGCCCTCACGCCAGGGCCAGCATCCTTGACGCGAAGGCGCTTCATCTCACGTTGAAATGCGGCCTCTTCAGTCGTGAAGCCGATATACCAAGGCCACGGGCCGGTGTTCATATAGTGGACGCGCTCTTTCATCGTCCCATCCAGCTCCCGGCATGAACGACGCGCTTGGGCCGCGCCTCCACCGGTTCGCGATAGGCGACGCACATCAGCCCGAACGCGTCGGCGGCATGGCTTGACCAATCGTGCTCCGGCCCAAGCCCGAGATTGCGCTTGTCGTCTTTCTTCTCGTGATACCAGCCAAGCGCATCGCGTCCGGCCTCGGTCGTCTCTTCGTCGAACCAGACCATTGGGAACATGCGGCGTGCCGCTTCGATGCGAGCTGCTGCTGCCCCCTTGCCCTGGTTGGGAACGACGGTGACGCTGTAGCCCGCGTCACGCAGGGCGCTTTCGTAGGAGACCGAGAACACCTTGTCATTGGACGCGCCATCGTGCGGCAGCCAGAACTCGGCGCGATCCGGCGTATAGCCTTTCGAGCGCAGCCAGTTGAGATGCGCCGCGAGCGGTTGCCCGACAGCCTCGTAATAATCGCGAACCCTGATCTCGCGCCCGATGAACTGCGCCGGCCACATCGCGAAAGCATCGGCCCGAGCGCCGGTCCCGCCGATGTCAACGAACAGCCGAACCGTCATCAGGGGATCGAACTCGACGCGCCCGATATGCCCCTTGGCCTTGGCCTCTGTGAGGTGCCGGGCGAAATATGCGCCCGACGCAATCGTGACGTATCCGCCTTCCCAGATGTGCTCATATTGATCGGGATTGTCGCGCTGGCAGTCCAACCGTTCCTGCTGAAGCTCTGCAGGAAACCACGGGTTGTCGTTCCAGTTGGCCTTGACCACGATGGAATTGGTCGGCGGCGTTCCGGCGCGAAACATCGCATCGACCGGATCGTTCTTGAGCCTCGGGTTCCAGGTGAACCACAACTCTGAGCCGGGCGCGCGAATGGTCGGGCGCAACAGGTCGAGCGAGCGGGCCGAAAGCGTCTGCGCCTCTTCGACCCATGCGCGCTTGAAGCCTTCGAGCGACTTGATAGAATCCGCAGTGTGATCCTGCATACCCTGGAAGATCACGACGCCATCGCCAGGCGTTTCGATGCGGTCGGCGAAAACCTTGAACCCGTCCGCTTCGCCAAGCCCGAAGTCGGACAGCTTCTTTTCGATCAGCCGCTTGGCCGAATCCTTGAGGCTCTTCTGAACCTCGCGGATGCAAACGGAAAGCAGGCCGCGCTCGTAAAGGCTGTCATCGATCAACGCACCGGCACGATCATGCGACTTGCCCGAACCTCGACCGCCCCATGCGGCCTTGTAGCGCGCCGGCTGATACAGCGGCTCGAACACGGCGGCTGTTGGAATGTCGAGAACTGGAGCCGTCGCCATTATTGGACGCTCGGTTGGGTGTAATCAGGCAATGCGGGACGAATGAACGCTCTCTCGACGCGCTCGACCTGGATTGCTCCGCCGTTCGCCCCAGTGAGCTGAAGCGGCAGAACCTTGCCAACGAGCGTCAGGAACGCGGTCGGGTTTTCGTCGGCCTGCCTTTCGAGATATTCGACGCCGCCTTTATTCTCCAGCGCCTCGAGGATCATTTCCTTTAGCGCTTTGGTGATCTTGTTGGGCGTCCCTTTGACACGGCCCATTCCCGCTGCGGGCGGCTTCGGACGCTCAACAGATTCCACTAGTTTGCTGTCCTGGCGCGATTACGCTGCGGGCGGCGGGCTCGGAGGATTGACCGCCGCGTTCAGCTTGTCGGCGAGAGCCTGAACCCCTGCCGCAGCCTGTGCGTCGAGCTGCGCTTCGTCGTTACCAAGTTTCGCAATCAGAGCATCCGCTGCGGCGTTGGCTGCGGCAAGGGCGTTGGTGAAGTTCTCAAGGGCCATGAAGCGCTCCAGTCGGCAAAGATCAACGCGGCCCGTCAGAATCTTCAGGCAGTGACGAAGCCGGGACATTGGGCGAGCTTGTCGCACATCAATTTGCGCTAGGGGGTTGGCGTCAAGGAACCGGATGCCGGTTTGTCCGTTGAGCGATCAGCCTCTCGCCCAGTAGGCCGCTCGGTTGACCCTACCCCCCCGGTTTCCGGTCAGGCACGAACGGCGAGAGGTTATCCGACAAGGCGAATGACGGGACTGTTCCAGTCAGGCCCCTGCGCGATGCGGACGATGATCCCGCGCCGCTCCAGCCGGGTGACGCACTTGCACACATCGGCTTCGTCGTTGAACATCAACGCATCCGAGATGATCCGATAGCTCGGCGGTCGCCCGTGCTTCTCCATGTGGTCGCGGATGAAGGTGAGAACCTGGACAGCGCGGAAGCCGAGCTGCCGAGGCGGCTTGTGGGATTGTCGCCGGACATCGAACGGACTTTGCGGAACCTCCATCTTCATTCCCCCACCCCTTTCGATCAGTTGCCCGGCAGAACCATCATCCCGTTGGGCTTGAACGCCTTCGGATTTTCCCGCGCCAGTTGCGCTCGCCGCTCCTCGGAAAAGTGCTCGTCGTCCCAACCGTCGCGGTCGGCCTGCTCCCACGCCTTGGCGGCTTCGACATGGCCCCTGCTGCGAGCGATCAGCGCCCATTCCCAGGCGTGGTATCCGCTCTTGTGACCCGACGCATTTGCGTCCCCGAACGGGTTCTTCCTAGCCATCGAAATTGCCTTCCAGTGTCTTTTGGAAATTGCGCTTCTGCATCAGCCAATCGAAGGTGAGAGGCGTTCGGCCGTCCTTCCGGTCGCCACGAAGGAAAGGGCTGTCGCGGCACTTGCCGAACACGGTCCTGAAATCGCCGAGCGAGTATTGGCGCATCCTCCCTCGAACGAGCTGCCGCCGCTCCGGCGTGAAGTCGCGCGGCACGGGCAAGCCAAGAGCGCGAGCGAGTTCCCGATAATGATTGAAAACATCTTCCGCAGTGAATGCGGGGCCATCGCCAGATGGCCTCTCTTCGTCAGAAGAGTTTATATCTGTTTCTGTATCTTCTTCTGCTTCTGGGGGCGTTTCATCATGTTGCTGCAACGTTGCATCGCCGTTGCGTTTGTTTTGACGGTGCTTCCGTGAGCGCTCTGTGCTGCTGTCACTGTCAAACTGGCGCTTCTTCCACGACGAGATCGCGCCGTCGCTCGTGAGCCCAATTTCATCGAAGGCGGAAAATAGTGCCTCGATCTGCGACACGGACTCGCCGAGGATCGCGGCGATGCGCCTCGCGCTCGTCTCGTATGAGCCGCAGTTGTTCTTGGTTGCCGCGCTTTCGAGGAGGCAGTGCCA